CAGACATATTATTTTTAATGAATAAATCCATACTTGGATACTTCATTACAACTGACACATCATCATTCATTTTTATAATGTTTGAATGATCTTTAGATTTGTCAACAACAATTTCATCCAAATCAATTTGAACATCTACTGTAGTTTCATTATCATCAGGACAAGTAATCGTAAGGTCTACAGTTTCACCTACAGATTTTCCTCTAATATTTAGAAAGATATATTCAATATCAAACAGAGCAAGACTATCAACTTTGAATCTAGGTGTCTGAATACAGTTAGATAAAATAGTTTTAACTGCGTTTGCCATTTGATTTTCATCCTCAGTTTCCATAGCAAGTAAAAGAATTTTTTCTTCCTTCACTAGGAAAGGTCTGTACTTAATTTTTTTATTAGTAGATGGCACAACCAACTCATAAGTTGGCGTAGAAAGTTTTGGTAACGTCATTACAACTCCGTATAATCTAGAATACTATCTGAAGTATTTATACACCACTTATGCAAGAAGTCCAACCAATGCTTCCACAACATCTAATCCAGATCCACCGTTAATGGGATCTCTAAAGTTAAGTGCGGATGAAGAGTTAAGAGTTGTAGTTGTAAAAGTTTCATACTCGAAACTTACACCCAGTTTTGAGATAGATGTCTCTTCTCTACTTAATGAAACTGAAGATATGTTTGACGGGAAAGCATTAAATATTTTTGTAGCATGTACCGGAACTGCTTTGTAAAATTTAGTACGATCAATACTTTGTTTGTCACTTATATCTGGAATTATATCTCTAAAAGAATAGGCATTCCTCTTATCAGTTGGTTCTCTACCATTAATAGTTCCATTCATAGATCTCTCATACTTAACAATTATAATATCAACAGTATAGTCGTCTCTATATGCTGCTCTAAAATTTTGTTGTGGAGACCCTATGCCAATTAAGTTTTCTAAACTCAATTTTTGATTTGCATAACCATAGATCCAATTAGTCCATAAGTCAAACAAATTCTTTATCTGAGAATCAGCATCCATCATAAAAGATAATTCCATCCCACTGAATACTGCACCATAAGCATACTTTAGATTCGGTGTATTAGTAATTCTATAGTCACCTGTTGACATTTGTAAACCAGGCATGGTCGCTTCATCACAATAAAGTCTAAGTAATTGTTTCGTAGAACTCAAATTAAATTGTGGATCCTTAGATAATTGTCGAATTAATTTTGGATTGCTATCTAGTTCTATAGTAACATCATAGAAGTTGCTACTACTGTATCCAGATTTTTTAAATTGTTCTTTAAATGTCGAATAGTTCGACATTGGCGCTACGCCAGATATTCTACTCATTGTGAAGTTTCTCCCCAGACTGCTGATTTACTATACTGTTGATACATATCATTCTTTCTAGTAACAAAACTTTCAATAGGAAGGAAGATAGATGTTTTATAATCTTCTCTATTTATTTTATAAAGAGGTGTTTCTAGTCCCGCTACAACATAATGATGGTAACACTGTTTAGGGAACCTAACCCTACCATTTTCTAATCCTAATATTACATTCATCCTAGACCTGTGTCTTAGATAGTGTAGGTTAGCACCAAAAAATTTTGTACCTGTACTTAGAACATATACAAGTGGAAACTCATCATAGAATTTCAACTTTGCAGCATATGTTGCCTTGTATTCAAACATATAAAGTTCACCCGGAGTCGGTATCATAGACTCCTCCATCTCAGACATATCTGAATACAGATCACCTGATTGAAATTTCATTCTTACTATATCACGATACCAAGAATATGATCTCGGTTCATTACCAGCTAGTTCTCTTATCTCTTGAAAGATACTCATACTTTGAGTTCGTCTTCTGTGATTAACATAAATTTATAATTCCTATCATCACAAAATTCTTTTGCCGCTATCCATTTAGCTTGGTTTTTGGCATACTCAGTGACTTCATAGATATATTTTTTAGTCATTCTTTTCTGAACCTTAGGTTCTCTTGTTTGCTTTTTTGGTTTAACTTCAATTAAATACTTCTGAATGTTTCCATTAACATCCTTAACCTTTATGTAAAAGTCAACAAAGTATCTATGGATCTTATTGTCAAGTGGTGATCTATAGGGAATAATAATCTCTTCACTACCCCACTCAAGTATACTAGGATTACCATCACAGTACTTCATGAATTTTAATTCCCATGAAGATCTATAAATAATATTACGGTAGTCTCCTCTATACTTAGCAGAATTTTTGGGAATGTATTTTCCCTTAAGAGTGTTCATATATAGATATAGGAATAATCATACAAATATTTATGAACCTAAGTTATGGCAAGTAAAATTTACAACATACCTGCAACTGGAGGGGGTCAATTATATTGGCCGGCTAACATAGAAAACCAGTTTGATTATTTGGAAATGGAAATACTGCGATTTAGTCAAAGAAATATATTAAAAAGAGATATAGCAAATAGAAATACACGGATTAATGACAATCCAACAGCGTTTCCATCAAGTTCAGTTGAGACTTCTTTACCTAGTCAAACAATACCATCCGAATCTAGAGATACAAGTACAACTAATCTAAAAACAAAAGGAAAAATACTACTACCAATACCAGACAATGTATCATATACAGATGCTCCCCAGTGGTCAGATCAATCAGTTAATGCATTAGGAAGATTTGGAGCACAAGCAATTTCGGAGATGATGTCTGGTAATAAGGATAACGGCGCTGTCTCCGCTATTCAACAGGCAGCTGAAGCGGGAAAGGTTGGAGTCATTAAAAATCTTTTGGGTAAAATTGGTGTTGACCCAAATGCTGTGGCTCAGAATGTTGCAGGAAAAATTGCAAACCCATATTTACAACAAGTATTCCAAGGTGTTGGAATGAGACAATTTGATTTTAATTGGAAACTTGTACCTAGAAATGAATCAGAACAGAAATCAATACAAAGAATAATAAACACTCTTCGTGCAAATGTATTACCAGGTTTCTCTGATGATTTTTCAGAGGGTGTAGGAGATAACGTAAATGATATCGGTAATATGCTTTCCGCAGACTTTGGAGCTACAACAGCTGCTGATGGTAAGACAGAAATAAAAGGAGGTCTTGCTGGAAGGGTTGGAGTTGATAGATGGTTGACATTACCAAATATATTCAATCTTAAATGGAAGTATGAAGGGGGTGAAATAGATTCACTACCAAAACTAAAACAGTGTGTGTGTAAAAATATCTCTGTTCAATATACTCCTGATGGTGTATGGGCAGCACGTATTATGAATGGAAAACCTCAACCAATTGCATACAATTTAACCATGTCATTTGGTGAAATGTCTATTGTTACAAATTCAGATGTAGTCAAAGGTTTCTAAAAATGTTATTCCGTTCAACACCCAATTTTTTATATCCAGACTTTAAGATAGCTGGTAAGTTTAAACTATCTAAAAATTTATTTCGTAGAGTAAGAGCTAGAGATAGTTTTAATGCAGTCTTTGCATCTTCTAGACAGTATACTATTAAACCTGGAGAAACACCAGATTCAATTGCTAATAATGCATATGATAATCCAGAAAAATTCTGGACTATTTTGTTATTGAATAATATAACAAATATGAATATGGAATGGCCTTTAGATGCTGATGAATTAGATGTTTATATTAGTGAAACATATGGATCTAATGCAGACAAACCAAGACACTGGGAAACAACAGAAGTAAAAGACTATAAACAAAATGTAGTTCTAGAATCTGGTATAATAATTGAAATGTATACCGATAGTACAGAACAAAAACAATCTGGTTACTACCCTAAAGTTTTTAATCAAGCAGCAAATAATGGTAGTGGTGAGTTTGAAACATGGTCATTTGAATATAGGGAAGTAACATCATTTAATAATGAAAATGAACCTGCTACTTTTGTTGACAGAACAATAACTGCGGCACAAAATTTAACTAAAGTTACTAATAGAGAATATGAATATTCAGTGAATGAATTGAAAAGACTTATATATCTACCAACTGGTCTTGCCGTAAGTATTATGGAAGATGAAATTGAATCACTACTAGAATATAATACAGATTATAAAATAACTGATGACGGATATAGAATTTCAGAACGGGTATAAAAAAAGGGGGTCCTAAGACCCCCTTCTTATTAATCATCAAACTCAGCAAGGTTTGCGAAGAAACTTAGTGCATCGTCATCGTCAGTTGATTCGCGAGGTTTGACTTCCTCACGAACTGGTTCTGGTGCAGGTGCAGCAGATCTAGAAGACATTGTGATGTCAGGCGCATTAAATCCACGACCCTCAGACATATCTTGCAGTTCATTCTCTTCGGTTTCCATATCAATACGTGGTTGTTTCTTAGTATTCAACACAGTATTCAAACGTTTCTGAAGTTCTTCATAAGTTTTGAAGTTAGAAGATTCAGTGAACGCAACAAGAGAATTAGTCTTAGCATAAATTTCTTCTAGTTCACTATCACCATAGTTACCAAGAGTAGATACAGATGCAAACTCAGAAGAATCATAGTTCCAGTAACCTGCAACTTTCTTGATCTTCAGTTTGAAGTCAGCACCCTGCCAAAAATCAAAAGGATTGATTGGGGTTTCATCTTCAAACTCAGGTTGCATTGCACCGATGATCTTATCATAGATCTTCTTACCGAACTTATACAGGAAGACTTGTCCTTCGTTCTCTGGATGCAGAGGGTCACGAACAACATAGATGTTGCTGTAGTAAGACAGTTTGCGTTTCTGTTTACGTGCAATTTCTTTATCAGAATCACGACCACTGTTCCACAGTTCGCGATTGAGTTCTCCAATAGGATCAGACTTGTTAATCGTAGTCAACGAATTCTCAATATACCATCCACCAGGTCCTTGGAATGCGTGACTAAAGACTTTAGCCCAAGGAAGATCTTCCCCTTCAGGTGCGGGAAGGAAACGGATCACAGCGTAACCATTACCAGACTTATCCATCTCTGGTTTCCAGAAACGATCATCACTCGATGATCCTTGTTGTGTACTCGCAACTTTCTCTAGTTCACGAGTCAGTTTCTCGAAAGATGAATTGGAATTTTTCTTGAGTGCAGCAAAAGACATGTGTATTCTCCGTATTTGTAAGTATTTGGCCTTTGTGGTTTTGACCACCCAGCTATTATACCAGATGGGCAGGGATTAGTCAACCACCGTTGTGTATTGACTGTTTCATCCTTTCGATATCGGACTTCATCCGCCGAAAAGAATCGGTGACATCTGTTTCACCTTCGACAGATACCAGTGGAAATGATAGGTTCAGAAAATTCACAAACTCTTGTGCATCTTCTTCACTAGAATATTTAGCACGAAAGTATATCATTTCCTGTAGTTCAATCATACGAGATACTTTATTTAAGTATAGATCGAGTCCTTCTGGAGTCTTGAATTTAACAGATCCCATGAGGTCTACAATGTCCTCATAGGTTTGCATCATTTCTGCAGCTTCAGAACGAACTATTTCATTGTCGAAGAATTGCATAATTTTAACAGAATACCTTTATATTTAGACTTGTCTACTGACAGGAAAGGTTCGTATTTTACTACCTTCTTTTTGATCTCCGGCCAAACAATAGGATCAGAAATGTTAGAAGTAAAATATGGAACATAGTTGACCAGGGTATTTAAGATGACCATGGTTTCTATGCAAACATTACCAGATAAATATTCTCTCAATATAATTGGATGTTTGCCATCGTGAATTTTAAACAAAGAATCTAGACTATCATTATCGTCAAATAAAGATTCTAGTTCTTGCTTAAAATTAAATGACATACTCTGGATCTTATTTTTCCATCCAGCGTATGTTTTTGATTTGTGTATAGAGACATTACCTATCCAGGTATTTTCGTTTTCTATAAAGTGACTTACAAAAAACTCTATGATCTCTTCCCTATTAAATTTTGTACCTAGTTTCTTAAAGAAATACCTATCGTTTCTTTTTTCAAATGAAGATAGACTCGCTCTAGACTTACCATTAAAAGTAAAGAAGTTATATGTATCTTTGGTGAAATGTAGTTTCAGAGCGAGGTATATCTTATAAACCTCGTACCCATCCATATCAAATAGGCAGTTTTGCCCTAGAAGATTTTTTCATAAATGCTAACCTCTGGGCATCATACTTAAGTTTTTCCTTCAGTGTTTTAGATAACAATTTAGGAACTGATTCAAATTCAATTGAATTTTCTTCGCAGAATGTAAGGATAGCCTCAATGTAATTGAGTTCTCCATTACTAGACTTTACAATGTTTTCGATCTCCATAGAAAACTTACTAGAAGTCATGAACTTTTCTTCAAGAACTTCGTTGATAGCTTCTTTACTTTTATTCATGAGCAAACTTCCACTCTCGTATATACTGAGTAAGTTTTCTAATGTATTCTCTTTTGTGATACTTTTCATAGACGACGCATTCTCCATTTTCACAGGACATAATGATTACAAGTTTCTTGACTATTATACCAGTTAACTCATACAACATGCAAGCATATGCAACAGCTTGCACAAAATAACCTTCAATCCATTCTTCAGGTTTTGGTTTCTCCGAAGTTTTAAAATCAATTACTGCAAGTTCACCATTGTACTCAGCAATACAATCAACGGTTCCTGCAATACCCAACTTAAAACTATATAGGGGAGTTTCTAATGCATGAATATTGTCTATCTTATCTAATTCTGGTTTAGCAAATTTAAATAAAAACTCTGGTAGAGGTTCAACCTTTGGTAGTTCCTCATTCTTTAGATAATATTCGGTGAGAGTATGCATAGAAGTTCCTCTCTTAGTAGCACGTCTAGTCTTTCGATTAGCAGCTTCCTCACCCACACGTTTTCTCCATGCTGCGATAGACTTAGCAGACTGGAAACTAGTCACGGTAGTTACAGAGACTAGTTTTGTACCCTCATAGCCAGGGACTGTGTAGTATCTCTTACCATCAATAGTTTCTCTTGTTAACTTATCAGGTAAGTTCAACTGTACATGATTAAACATCAGAATCCTAGACTAATCTTACTGACAAGATAACTCTTGATTAATCCAGATCTAACGATGTCATCAACACCAAACTCAGTCATACCAAACTCATCCATCAAACGAAGGATACTCATGAAATCTAGTATACCATTTTTCTCGTTTGCTTTAACAAGATCAGTTTGTTGAACATCACCACAGAACATGATCTTACAATCTTCACCAACACGGGTGATAATAGAGTCAAGTTCGTGGAAGTTTAAGTTCTGACACTCATCAACGATGATAATAGCACGATCAAATGTAGTACCACGAATGAATGATGTGGACCAAAAAGAAATAGTCTCTTGAGTCTTCAAGTTACCATACAACATTTCAAATGAATTGTCATCTGGCATCTCAAACATAAATTTTACCATATTCTTATATGGAATCTGGTAAAGCGATGACTTATCTTCATGATCACCTGGTAGAAAACCAATCTCTCTGGTAGAGACTAGAGATCTCACAACATAAACTTTATCATAGGGACTATCTTCCTTTAGAACTTCTCTAAGAGCAAGATAAAGACCGATAAAAGTTTTACCAGTACCAGCAGCGCCATACAAGAAAAGATTTTTATTAGATTCCCAATCTGAAAATACTTTTTCTTGAGTGGATGTTAGTGGTTCAATACCTACCAACATGTCAGAGTTAATTGGCTTCCTGCGTTTCATTTGTTTCGCAGACATACCATTAATATCTGGTGTAGTTTTCTTTCTCGATCTTGGCATACTTAGAATCCCTGAATTGTAGAACCGTGATGTCCTTTTTTAATGTTGTTGATTTTTTTCTGAAGATCTCCAGGAACTCTGTTCCTCCAATCTCCAACTTCACTGACAGAAGAGGCACATCCGGCAGACCAGTCCTTGTCCCATTCAGGATTCTCATCCTTCCAAGTACAATACTCTTTCATGGTCATTGAGAGATCTTTCTTCTCTCCGGTGGTTTTATTTATTACTGGATAAGTTGGCATAGTTAAATCCAATCTGGTTTACGGGACGGGTCACGAAGATAATTAGATGCAACCCAAGGTTTGCTGCTAATGTACATTTTGTAAGCAGTAAAAGTATCAATGCTTGTGTCATGTTTAAACTCATCTGGCATTGCTCGAGTAAAATTTTGTGCTTCAGTGTGGTATGTAATTGGTTTGTCTGCTTTGTGATGAAACATTTTCTTTGCTTCAAATAAAGCATGACTACATGCATGTACTTTGTTATATCTATGTGTATACTCCATACACAATGCAGTACCATGAGCAATTAACCATGCAGTATTGTAAATGTTTTTTGCAGCCCATATAGTACATGGATGGTTACGAAATGCACCTTTCTTGGTAGCATAAGGTTGACCATTTATTCTATGAATAGGACCCCAATCATAATACCACGATGAGTATATAATCGAAAGCATCTGACAACACTCAAGAGGCATTTTGACAACGTGCTTGTCTGGAAGAATTTGTGCAGATTTAGATGGACTTTGATTAGTTACAAAAATGTTCATAATCTGTGATCAATAGGATTTTGTTTCCTTATCTTCTTAAGGATACCATATGATTCTTCATATGTCAATCAGATACAGTCCATTCTAGTGCTTCTGCAACTGTAGGGAACTGTTCAATAAAAATTTGTTTACATGATTCTGCAACTTGCATGTGTTCCTTTTGTGTACCATTAGCAGTCCTCAGAGTAATATAATGAATCCATGATCTACATGAGCCCGTCATGTAAATTTTTGTGGGTGTACAGAGTGGAAGAACATTTCTGGCACACTCCTTGGCAACGCCCCTTTCAAGCATCTGTTGATACAGTGCCATCGAAGAATCAAACAAAGTCTGCATTTGGAGTTCCAAGTTCTGAGTCAAGAAAGGATCAAGGTCATCAATTGAGTTCTGACGATTCTTATCATCTTGACGACGAAGTTCAGGTAGAGGAATTTTATCGCCGAGCAGAGATGAACTTGCATAGCGTTGTGAGAATTCTTGAAATGTAAAACTACGATGTCTTAAAATTTGAGCTGCAATAGCTCTAGTAGTATCAATTTCCAAAGTCATTGAACTTTGTTCAAACACAGACCAGTGGTTGTGCTTGATGCAATAACCAAGGAGTTTTGCATACTTTACATTATCCTGATTAGCTGGGTTAGATACTCTAGCGATATACGCCATTGTCTGTTCAGCATCAGGAGTAACCGAAACTAATTTTGCGGTCATGTTTGAAGTCATAATCACTTTTTCTTTTTGGTGTCTTCTTTTTGAGTGTATCCCCAAAGTTTGGCGGGAACTGAACCATCGGTCCATCCAATGTTCTTTACAACGTTACCATATTTATCATAGTATGCATTGAAAATATCAATATTTGATCCCATGACTATATCATACCATACTTCAGTCCCATTGTCACACTTTACTAAGTATGCACTTCGCGGCAGAGTTTTATCTTTAGCAGCTGAGGGATCACAGTTTATATGAATACAGATTACACTGTATACGGATTTGAAATTAGCTACATCAGCGCTTGATAATACCATGTGTTTTCCTATGAACGATTTCCCCACTGAATTTCTGGATAAGCTTCAGAAATACATGCTTTAGTAATCTTGTATCTTTTACTGAGTTGTTTATCTTTAGTAAGACATAAAACTTTTGCTTCACTTTCGTGAAGGCCTTCTAATATTTGGATGAACATCATCTCTCTACGACCCTGAGCAAGCTTGTCGTTACCACCCTTGACGAAGTGATATAGTTTCTTGTACTCATGGAACAGCAGCGTGTGTTCTGTACCCTCTGGCGTGTCATTGGGAGTGTATGGAACATCACCAGTCGGAACCATGCTCCTTACACTTTCGTCATAACCCCAAATCAAAATAGATTGTAGAGCAGGACTCTTGTATTTTTTTAGCAGTGTTACTTTTTCTTTTTTAGTTTTAGCGTTAGAGATCTTTTGAAGAACTTCGGAGATCAATAATTTTTCTACAGGTAATTCAGCCATAGTTAAAAATCCTCTATATCATTTAATAGTGTAGTCAGTTTGTTTTCTAAGAAGTAATCTAGTGTAACTCCTTGTTTCACAGTACTATTTAACCGATTAAATTCTTCGACAATTTGTCGTTGAATATCATCAGGGATACAACTTAGATCAATAAGTTTTTTGTTACGTTCATAATTTTTTAATTGAACATCAGTACAAAAACTTTTTGGATCTGCAGAAATCCACTTCACTAAATTCTTTTTGTTAATTGGTTTCTGTCGTTTGCCAGATACAAATGTGTCATCATCAGATAGAAAGTTTGGAATACCATCACTACGATCACCCTTGATGATATGCTCCATCAAAAATTCGTTGGGGTTATCGAGAGTAACATATTTTTTCTGCACAGGATTATACTGTGAGACAAAAGAATACTTACCAAGTTGAAGAAAGTCTTTGTCACCAGACATAATTAAAACTTTCTCTGGTGTTTCTTCATCAGAGTTATTTTTAATCAGAACACTGATAATGTCATCTGCTTCTGCTCCATAAACATCCATGACAACATAAGGAAAGTTATTCCTAATCTCATCTCGAATTTTATTTAAGCATTCAAAGATAGCATTCCAATCATGGGATGAATTCTCCCTATCTTTTTTACGATTTTGTTTATAGAAAGGAAACTCTTTCTTCCTCCAATAAAACTTAGAATCATAACAAAGAACTAGTTCGCCGTAATCACTACCAAATTTTTTTCGGTAGTTTCTCAATGAGTTTAAAACCATATGACGAACTAGATTTTCATCAAGTCCATTACTATTTTTCACTTGTACCATCAGGTTACTGATCATACATTGATTCATGTCAACTAAAATCATAATTAGTCCTCTTCGTAATCCTCCTCGTCTATGAATCTAACGGACAAAAGTTCTTCCTCAATCATAAAACCCTGATCGTTTAACATTTCTGGATGAATGTTTGTATTCTGCGAAACCGTTGCCTCCATGAAAGCTGAATAATATTCATTAGTAAACCATCCAAACATGAAACCCAGTCCGACACCTACGAGACAGAACAAAAGGCTGAGCACTAATGTAGTTACTTCTGTCATGATCTTCTCCTAAGGTTGTTCCTTAATAATTTTTAACTCTACCCGATATTTTTTCTTGAAACAAGAAAATAATTTATCTAAGTAAAAAACATATTCTGGTTCTTTTTCTGGTTCCGTTTCTACGTTACCTCCACTTAACATAGCCCTTACATTAGTATTTAGATACTTATCGGGGATGTTACTCATTTAATAACTCTTAATGGAAAGTAATTTGGAGAGACTGTTTTAGGTGCAGATCTAGTTTTGTTTGGCAATTCACCAAATGATCTTGAACAATTTAAAGATGTTGCTGTCATAATAGTTTGGATTGTTTGATCAATCTTTTTAATTTTTTTGACACCAGAAAGTTCTTCATCATAATTAATGATCTTTGCACCAGAACAAGAAAGTTTTTTACCAGTTAAAAAAAGAAGTTCATTGGTTTTTATGTTGATTAAAAACACTGACTTAGAGTCAATGATCTCCGTCTTGGAAACGGGAGTGTATTTTTCCTCTCCTATTATAACAGGCTTTTGGATTAAGTGCAAGTCCTTGGTCAGCTGA